ATGCACCAGAAGAAGTAGCTAACGATTCCCAGTTAACATGGCTCTGACGTTCTTCAATATCGTCAACCTTAAAAGCAAAGTAATTGCCTTGATCAACTGTCAAGGTAATTTCAGTGTCAGTAATGTCTTCAGTATTGACGACAGCACCACGAGTATATGAAGATACAGAAACCGTTGGCTCCTTAATAATCTTCACAGTATCGCCAAAGTTCTCGATTTCTCCCGAGTAGTCGGTATTTGTAATTGCTTCAGCAACCGATGACCTACGGAAGAATTTGAGGACTTTTTGGCTGTATATTGACGGATTCCATTTACCACCAGATAAATTATCATAACCCGCCGAAGTTGCTACAGACATATTATGTCTCCTTTTCGGTTAAATTATTCTTCCCTCTCTTGAAGCCAGATCAAGTTCTTTTTCCAATCTTTCAAATTCATTCGGCTTCATCTTAGAGATTTCTGAAGTAGTCCAAATCTTTTTATCTTCACCCTTATCTTTAGGAGCAGAAGAAGTTGGTTTACTTACTTGCTCTGCTGCCAAGGCTCTGTTATCTTTCTTTGGTCTACCTCTTTTCGATTGATTTGTTTCAAGTTTATAAAGATCAATTACTCTTGCAGCCCATTTTGCGTCTGTACGGTTTTTATAGATACCGTCAGAAATATTAGATGGTTGGTTTTGTAGCCATTCAAGGAAGGTAGCATCTTCTTTCAATTCCAGAAAGTCTGGATGTATTGCTAGAAGTTCCTGTTCAGCAGTCTTAACTGTAGCTTCTTGTTCTCTTTTCTTAAGAGCCTCAAGCTTATCCTCGATATCTTGTACCTTGGCATTTGCTTGAAGAGAAGATACTGTTTGAACTACATCATAAACATCTGGATATTCTTTTTTAAATTCTTCCAATTCCTCTTCAGTCTTTGGAAGATTAGAACTTAAATTCTTCTTCTCTGTAATCTTTAACTTTGCAGAGAGAAGTTCTTGTTCCTGTATCCATTCGTTCTTTTTCCGGTCATGGTAGCTTTTAAGATCACTATATCTTTTTTGCCAGTCATGTTCGGGAGGAGCCGCTTCGATTAATCCTTCTTGTACTGGAGTTTCCTCTGCCAAGGGGTCCGGTATAAAAGGTTCTTCTGGCTCATCTTCCTTTAAAGCTTCCATCCTATCTAAGCCTGTATATGGGGTAGGCTCTGTAATTTCTTCTACTTGTTCTTCTTCAATCATAATACCTCCTATGGGGCCAAAACGACAGTTCTGGGTGTCCACTTTTGGTTCTGTTACAGGGGCCGATAATCGGGTATCCTGTCTTGTAAATCAGATATTTTCTGATTATTATTATTACTTAATGTATCCTGCTTTTCTTGCTTCTTTAAGTTTCTTCATATAAAGAGCAGGTGTTCCATGAATATCTTCTGGAGTATTATATTTTTTTGCCCAATATTCTGCACGTCCTTCTGGAGTATCTGGAATATCCCCCTCTTTTAGTGTATAGTAAAGTCTAGCATATACAGCATTAGTTGTAGGGTCTTTTAAATCATCTTCAGTTACTTTTCCAAAAGGAATATCTTTTGCCCATTCATGTTGTTTAAATTTATCAATATTTCTTTTCATACCTTTATGGTAAGGATCGCCAACTCTACTATTAATATCATTTAAGGCTGTAGTAGTTACTTGCCAAGGACCAATAGTAAATCCTTCACCAGAAGCTCTGTTAATATCTCTATCTGTTTGTCCCATTCCTGATTCAACAGCGGCTGTTTCTAACATTAAATTAGTTCCATCTGTTGGATTACCAAGTACAGCCCCTACTTTCTTTGCTATGTCTATAATACCTTCAACATCATCATAACGATCCCAACCAACATTAACATCAAAAGTGTCACCAGGAAGATCAACGGTAACTCCTCTTAATATTTTATCCATCTGTTTTTTAAGACCAGACGATCCTTCTTTAAGTCCTTGTGGCATAGGTGGTGCAGCTTGAGGTGCAGCTTGCTGTTGTGCTTGTGCTTGTTCTTCTCTTTGCGCTCTAAGCTTCAAACCTTTATTAATAATCTCTTCTACTCTTTCTTTACCAACAGCATCTGCTACTACTTTAGGAATTATAACTTCACCATTAGTCAACCTAACCGGAACCTTTTCATTCGGATCGATATCAGGTGGAACTACAGCGCCTACTTCAAGAGCAAGACCTAGTGCAGCTTTTATCATATCATTCATGTTTAACAAACCCATAATCTCTACTGACTCTGGAGGAAAGACAACATCGCCTTCTTTTGCTATTGCAGGAACTTTATCATCTAAGTCTGAAGGAGGTCCAGCTTTTGGATCATTAATAACATCCATTCCAGGTAATGAAACACCTCTAGAAGGTTCTATTCTTGGCTCAAGAGAACCTACATCCGTTGTGCCATCCTGGTATTTTCTGATCCTTCCTCCATGTTTCATTCCACCACTGTATTCATCACCGCCAAATTGTCCAATACCTGCTGCATCAGCAGCAGCATCAGCATCAGCAGCAGCAGCATCAGCATTAGCAACAGCAACTTCAGCAGCAGCTTGAGCATTAGGATTATTAGGGTCTTGAGCCGCAGCAGCAACAGCAGCATTGGCTTCTTCAGCCGCAACTTCAGCTACAGAATTTACATAATCAAAATGAATATTTTCCTGATGTCTTTGAGAAGGCTCATGACCAGTTACATCTATTCCAGATGCTTTAGTTGCAAGACTAGCCTGACCCATTTCTGCTGCATAATCTGCTGCTTCTTGTGCAGATGAAAAATAATTTTTATTAGCATTAAACCATGCTTTATCTATAGCTGCTTGTAATGATGCAGGTTGTAAACCAAGAGCATTAGTAATCATACCAAAAGTAGTACCCTTTGTTGCATATGAACCAAAAGCAGCACCTAAAGCACTTAAAAATCCTCCAAAAGTATTTATTCCTGCATCAGAATCTTCTGGATCAATATCACCACCTTCTTCTAAAGTTTTTGATGATGTTTTTATAAAATTAGCAATCTCTTGTGTTTTAGGAGAAAAACCAGGAGGCTGAGATTCACCAGGCATATCTCTAAGATGTTTATCTCTATTCGCTATTTCTTTACCAGCGGTTTGTATTTCTTCAGGAGAAAACTTAGATTTAAAAGAAGCTTTAGGTTTACTATAAGCATACAGAGAAGATGCAGAATCTCTTGGGTCCATAGAATCTTCCTTCTTACTATACCCAAGTTCCCTAGGATCAGTTTCAACACGTCGAGAAGGTTGATTATAACCAAGTTCCCTAGGATCAGTTTCAACACGTCGAGCAGGTTGAGGAGAAGCTACAGATTGAGGTGGAGTAGGAGTAGGAGGTGTAGGATATGCTCCAGGTGTATATCCAGAACCTCCTGCCGCTTGTAGATTAGCTGCTTGTCTTGCTGCTGTTAAACTATGTTTTGGTTGAGGAGGAAGAGTAGCATCATACCTTTCCTGCATATCTTGAATAGAAGGAGCTAAAGGAGATTTACTAAATGCTTTTATAGGATCATGAACTCCAAAATCATTTTCCATTATGTCTTGAAATTCAGTTAAGTCCATTTTTGGAATTGAATTAAACTTATCCATAGCATAGCTTTCCAAGGTATCATATTGTTCTCCACCTTGTTGCATACGCCGCATTTCAAATTGTTTTTGTATTGACTCTTGTGTTCTACCAGTAAAGGCTCCTCCAATAGCTTTTTCTTGTTGTGTAGCAAGCCCTAATCCTGAATATCTAGGATCAAGATGGCTAACCATTCTATCATAATCTCTTGAATAACCAGCAGATTGCATAGAAGGAGGAGTGGGAGTAGGAGGACGCATAGTTCTTTCAGGAGTTCGTAATGGAGGTGGAGGGGGAACATCATAACCTCTTGGTATCATTCCCGGTCCTACATTAGGATGTGGTCCAGTTCCTACATCATATGAACGAATATTTTCACCATCTGCTTTTTGATACTGATTATATCCTTCAGGCGGTTCAGGATAGGTTCCGAATTGTACTACACCAGGAGGAGCATAAGGAAGAGGACCAGAAGGATCACCTATTTGGTATTTATTTCCAGAAGAAGGAACGTCCTTTGGACTATACATATAACTATATGTTTTATCATCTGCCATTATTTACGTTCTCTTTCTAATTCGGCATTTTGTATTGAAGACTTAACCACATCAGGAAGCTTCTCTAAGGTTTCCAGTAAAATTGCTTTCCCCTGCAACCGGCGCATTTCCAATTCCGATTGTTCCACCACCAACGCCCGATTGATCAACTGGTGGTGGTCCTGAAGGAACTCCTTCAGGGGTTCCCATGTTTGGGGATTGTTGACCAGGGGCAGGAGCTTCTTGGCTAGTAACTCGTTCATTCAAACCTCTCAAAATATCTGCAAAAATAGCTGCTTCTTGAGGATCATTAACAAGTTGATCTGGATCGATGTCCTGAGAAATAGCTAGTTCTTTAATTAAGTTAGGAATTTTAATAAAGGGAGCTAACATTGGATTTCCAATAGTTTGCAGGAGAGCAGTTAGACGCTGTGTTCTAACTTCCTTCTGCATGACAGAAGAAATACCTTTAGGTTTAATTTCTAGATCACCTCGTATCTCTGCATTGTCATCATTAAATTGCATGTTCCATTGAAAGAAAGCCTCACCAATACTACGAAGAAGAAATTCATCTATGTTCTTGATAACTGTCTTGATAGATAATCCAGCAGAACCCATAAGCATCGATAGACCAGCAGCAGTACGACCTGTACCTGTTACTCCTGTTTGTCCATGTATTATGGAAGGAATACCTGTTTCTTCATCTGCAAGTTGTCTGGCCGCCTGATACATCTGTAGATTTTCAGGAGCAGTATTAGGGAATTTTAATCCTGTTACTGCTGTTCCAGGCTGACCTGTCTGCCGCCTAAAGATTTTACCAGGATAAATATCCATAGACTGACCGGGAACCAACTGTGTTTCATCAACATCAAATACCATGTTACCGGCAAGAGACAGATTATCAATAGCCATTCTTACATGACCATTCATTAAAAGTTGAGCATCTTCCATATTCTCTGCCACACCTACTCCAAACATTTGATATGGATTAATCTCATATGGAAATACGGAGTAGGGTAGTCTTGTTGGTAAGAAAGGATTTAATACAGCCCTGATTACTTTTCCTGCCGCTACCCAAACATTAACCTGTACAGAACCAGAAGAAGGAGCATCTGGTATATTTAATTCTTCTACTAGATTATTTGGTAGAGAACCCCAATACTCTAGTACTTCAAAACGATTCTCTGCATGAGTAGGAGAAGAATCATCTTCTTGTAAAATACTTTCATAATGTTTTTCAAAATAATTTGGTCCTCTATCTAGAACTTCTTCAATAGCATCTTCCTTAAAGAAAGGTCTATTTTTTAATTCTAGAAGTTGATCATGATTTAAACGATGTCTTTCTACAATAAACTCAGCATCTTCCAAACTTTTCGCAGAGGGGTCAGGATAAAAGTCCCAACAAGATACGCAGGATATTCTAGGAACAACTTTCTCATTAGGAGTGTAAATTTTTTCACCATTTTTTATTTCCCAGTTATGTATAGTTTTGTTAAAATTAAATGGTCCTTTAACAATTCCTGTTCCAAGTAAAGCACATTCAAAGATTGCTTTACGAAGAATGCTAACTGCATTGGTATCCATTAATTGATCATGTATTTGCTTTTCCATATTACGAGCGGCAATTAAAGCTGGCTGTATCTCTGGACTTTGTGGAACAATAGCAGGACCAGGAACTAAACTTGGTGCTTGTCCATACTTACCTTCCAGTCCTCCAAGGAAATCATCTACTTCTGCCAGAGGAACATTCTTTATCTGTTCTAAAACAGACTGTTCATCCGGTGAAGAAAGATGAGCAAATTCAGCTATGCCTTCTGGAATAGGTGTTGGAGATACAGTAATAGGAAACTTACCGCTTGCAAAAAGGATATCAGAGATTTGACCAAAAGCAGCTAGTACCTTTACCTTGGTAATACGTACAAATACCTTTGATCTTTCTGAAGATGTGTATGCTGTAGTGGAGTCTGTAATTCCTCTATAGTTTTTATAGGCAGAAATCCAACGAAGTTCATCAGAAAATCTACCATTCTCAGCATCTTCAAATTTCTTATTTATATATCCTGTAAGCGCAGAAGGTGAATCTACTTCTAGATCAATATCTTCTTTGTCGTCTGACATATATTTTTACTTATTTGCTGAATAATGAATGATCTTCTGCCATACGGAAAATAGTGGCTTCTTCGTTTTTCATTTTCTGTTTTGAAGTCTGAATAAACTGACTGAATTTAGCACTGGAAGAACCAAGAAGATCACCTTCTTTAGCTTCACGATATAGACTACCAGCATTTACATCACTCATCTGACCGGCTGGGGTCTGTGCTTCAAAGTCAGATTTACCAGGATAACGATAATTAGTAGGCATATGATATCTCCTTATGCTCTAGAGGGTTTTCTTGTTTTATTGGAATAACTTTTAGATGTTTTACTACTCTTCTTTGTCTTCTTCTTCTTCTTTGGTTTAACTCTACCACTTTTATTCATTAAAGACATGTATTCTGAATCTTCATTAACTGGTTCTACATCACCAAGAAGTCCTTGTAATTCATCAAGAGGCGATCCAGAAACGTCTGGAGAAAGCATTGCTTCAATCTGTTCAGGAGTATAGTCTCTGGTTCTTTGAGTAAGAGATTCTTTCCAATCAGAAGAACCATACTGTTTTTCTAATGCAGCTACTCTATCATAGTCTCCTGCATCCAATGCTTCAGTAATTGCTACATCTCGTTCTATCTCTTTTCCTGATCTGCGAAGACCAAGCATTCTACCGAAACCTGGTTCAGCAATTTGTTCTTCAGAAATAGGAATATCTTCTCTATCTACAAAGGTTCCTGTCCGTGCAAGAATATCTTCAGGAAATTCATCAGAAGAAATAATCTCTGAATCACTAGATATTTTTTGCTTTGTTCTCTCTGTAGCATCTATTAGAGCATACTTGTCTGCACTAGACATTCCTTCAAATGTTTCAAATCCTAACATCTCTGCCATTGCTGCTCTTATTGGCATAGCTGCTGCAACATTTCTTACTGGACCTAGTGTTTGTGAAACTGTTGGTGATGGAGGAGGAGGTCTGGAAGGAACAAAGTGTGGTTGTCCTGTCCGTATTCTTAAATTCCTAAGAGCTTGCGCTTCTCCACTAACAGTAGGAATTGATGCTGCTCTTCTTGCTGCTTCTATTTCTGCCCTAGGTACTACTCCTGAAGGTCTTGGGATCATAGGTCCAGCAACTGTTGCTGTTTCTTCTGCTAAAGTTCTAGGTTGTACAGCCCAACCTGTAGAATCCGCTCTTCCTGCTGCTGGAGTCCACTGACCTCTTGCGCCTCTTAGTACTGGTTCTTCAAGAAGATCAGTACTAAAAGGAGGAGGAACCTCATCTGCTCGTTTAATAGCTTCTGCACTTGCAGGAGGGTCTTTATAATGGGGTCGGCCTTCTCCAACAGGATGCGGGTCAAACCTAGGAGGAGGAGGAGGAGGAGGAGCAATATCAGCTTCAGGAACTGCTCCCCTTTCAAATGGATGTCCTTCTGATCTTGCTGTTCTAGCTGTACCTGGAGCAGCATATGATTGACCAGCAACTAATGGTCCTTCAGGAATAGTTGTTCTTGCTGAAGGAGTTAATGAATATCCAACATCAGCCATTTTATTATAAGCAGCTTTAAAAGATTGTGCTGCTCTTGGAGCATATTTTTCTACTACTTTTGTCAGCATCTTTGCAACAGGTGGACCTAAATATTTTGCTCCTGCTATAGTAGCAGCTAAAGGACCGGCTAATCCTTCAGAAGCGACTATAAATTGTTCTTCTCCAGCAACCCTTGCTAACTCAGAAACTCTTCCTGCTATATCATGATATCTTGCATCAACAGCTCTGTTTAATTCACTTCCTTTTAATTCAGGATTTTGTGCAATTATTGCTTTTCTAATACTATTATCTTTATCCGCTCTCTTTATATCTTGTGCAATTCTTGGAGCTATAAGTTTTGGATCTCTTTTTGAAAAAGCTGTACCAGGAAGAAGAGTTTTCTTAATTAAATTAATACTCTCATTTACACTTCTAGTTCTAGTTAGACGACTAAATACTTTCTTTTCTTCTTTAGTAAGTTCTTTTTTGAAATCCTTTCCATCAAATATCCATGAACCTCTTTCTTTTAATTTACCATGCTTTGTAATAAAAGCATCTGCTTTATTTTTTATACTTTCCATTAAACGAAGAGTAGGTATTGAAAGTTTACTTTCTTCTTTGATATACTTAAATTGTTCTTTTGTTAAGGGTTCAATAACTGGGTCCATATATGAAACACCAGAAGGTATTCTTAATTCTTTTACTCTATCTTCTAAGTCTCTTATTTGAACATCATAAGATTCTATAGTACTTGTCATTGTTGGATTTAAGGATTCTTTAGTTTTTTCTAAAGAATCTATTTGTTTTAATAGTTCTGCTCTTTCGGCTGCTACTTCATTAAAATTTCTTGCCATATTTAATACCCGAATGTTGAATCCTGAACCTGATAATTATCTTTATGATGAAAACCTAAATTATGAAGGTTTCCTTTTGAACTCTGTCTAGTCATTAACATATAACGAAGAGAATCATAAGCGTGATCTTCTGCCTTGGTATCTACATCTTCGCTATTTGTTTTACTTAAAGGAATAGTAGGCAATGTTCTAACTATATTTGTGCATGTACTAAAAAATCTTATTCTTGGACTTCCATAGTCATCCAACATTAGCCTACGATGTACTTCTATCTTTCCATTCATCCTATCAGAATTAGAAGGAATCCATCGAACCCCTTTTCTGATCATACTTTCCGCAACACTTAAACCATGACCGGTTTTATTCCAACAAGATTTATCAAGAACGCCCATATAGATCGGAGGATCATTAGCTTCCAGGTGTAATACATATTCAGCCAGTGCTTCTCCGGTTAGGCCCTTTTGATAAAGCTCTCTATAAATCCATAAATTATTATCCCAGTCTATAGCAGCCCAAAGAACACAAGAAGGTGCAGAATAACCATAATCACAAGAACGAATACGTACCCAGTTGTAAGGTAAATCTATCGGATCAACTACGTGAACAAGGCGGTTAAATTCTGAGAAAGCAGCGCCTTCTGCCACATCCCAATCACCGCTTAATAATCTTTTACGCTCTACTTCAGGCAAAGAATAAAGCATAGCTTCATATTCGCCATCTTGCATTAAATATGGATTGTCTTTCAGACGAGCCGGAATAAATTTACGTTGAAATAATGGTTGTTCCGCCTTCTCGTGATACCTTCCATACTTTAATATCTTTCCTGTCTCTATATCTGTAGCCCAAAAAGAATTATTGGGTGGAGCAGGATCGATAAACATCTTCTTTACCCACCAACCTCCGATACCACCGGGGTTAGCAGAGGCTCTCATATACGTTTCTATCGAAGGATCGGTAGTACGGAGCCTTGATCTTAGATAATTCCAAACAAAAGGACTAGGATAGTGTCCTAACTCATCAATTCCTATCCAGGTAAAGGACTGTCCTTGATATCTGTATACATCATCATCTTTATCTACATAACTAAAGAGAGCAGTGGCACCAGATGGAAACTCCCAGGTCTTTGTTGACTCTTTAAACCTAGCATTCGGGAATGCCATAGGGTAAATCTGTTTACTTTTATCTATTAGCTCTGTTAGTTCTGCTAAAGTTCTTCGTAATAGCAAGGCACGATGGTTTCTATTGTCTGCATACCTTAACAAATCCATAAGCATTGCATAAGACTTGCCGCCACCTGCCGCTCCTCCATACAATACTTCTTTTTGTGGAGAAGAAAGGAACTCTGTCTGTGGTCCTTCGTTAGGTTCGAAGGCAATCTCTACTTCATTAGCATCGATTGCTTTTTTTACGTTAGGAGGGAGAGACTTTATTGCTTCCCCGGTTAAAGTTCCACCACTTTCCAAAGCAGTCAAGGCTTTTTTTGCTTGATTAGCAACATTACGCTTACTCAATGCAGTTTTCTTAGCTGCCGCTTCTCTTCTATTAGAGTTTCTTATAGTAGTCTTTAAAGATCGCTTTGCTTTTTCTTTTCTGGAGAGATTATAGTTACCTTTCTCTCCAGGTTCTAATTTAGGTCTTGCCATGCTTGTACATCTGGTTCTTTTTTAGCAGGAATTAGTACAACACCATGCAAAACTTTAGATTCCGTATAGACTTCTTGTCTTTTTGTAATTCCAATACGATCCAAAATATCTCCTGCCGCTTTTAATCTTGTATCCATTTGAGAAGCAGCCAAAGTTCCGTCAGAATCCAATCCTTCTACAATACGATTAGCAGCTTTTACTGAATGGGCAGCTAAATGAAGCTTAGTTCGTTCAATAATCTCTTCTTTTAATGAAGGTATCAGCCAACTACTAGCAGTTTTTGCATAACCTGCTTTGTTAACGGACTGTTGGACGTTACCACCACTAGCCATAAGCTCATCTAGGAATATTTTTTGTTTAGATGTAAGTTCTCTCTTAGCTGGTACAGACAAAATA